ATCATGACTCTAAGAATGAAGAAGCCCAGCTCGCACTTAACGCTGAATACAGCACATTAGTTGAAGCAATCCGCCTAGACTACCAGTCCCGCGACCAACCCTTCGAACTCTCCATCGCTTTTAACATCGATGAAACGCCCGAAGACAGACTTCCTTCTCCCGGTATCAAACAAGTTCCAAAGAAATACCACTCTGGACATGTCATTCATGCCAACCCCCTGACTTCTCGACCGCTCAACCCAGATCTAGACACTGACGCTTACGAATCATACATCCCAGGTGACATTGATTTTGGAGAACCACTCCATGAATTATTACAACACCTAATTACGCACAGATACCCCCAGTATCAGAAGTACGTCGATAAATATTGCCGCCCTGCCGGTACTACTGACGCTACGTTCCGTGATTTCAATAAAGAGCAGAAACCTTGCAAACCAATTGATGAAATCAGAAAACTTGAAGTTTTCGACCACATTTTTCATTTTCTTGATTGTACTCCTTTCCTTCCTATCCACTTTGTTGATACTCAATATGCAAAATTACCAAATGTAACCGGAACCGGATATCACAACCGATTCTCATATAAGCAAAAAACGCATGCAAAATATTCTCACCCTTCCGAATATAAAGACAAACCTACTTCTAAAGGTTATTTCTACAACGCAACCTACGAGCACGCTCGTACTATGATCCATAAGATCAAAGAAACAGGAATGCCCTTTAATTTTGTCTTTGCAAATGAAAACGAAGACCCGTCAACTGAAGAAATTGATGCTCTCATTTCTAAACACAACGCCTTCTTCGATTCATACCCCACCCTCCTATTCACAAGAAACCACATCTCTGACAGAGACGGAACACTTAAAGTCCGACCTGTTTACGCTGTTGATGACATTTTCCTCATCATCGAAACGATGTTAACCTTCCCCCTCCTTGTTCAAGCTCGGAAACCTTCATGCTGTATCATGTATGGCCTCGAAACTATTCGTGGTTCCAACTGCTACCTTGACCACCTTGCTCAACAATACAAGACCTTTTTTACTATCGACTGGTCCGGCTATGATCAACGCCTCCCTCGCGTCATCACCGACCTATACTACACCGATTTTTTAAGAAGACTGATTATCATATCAGATGGCTACTCCCCCACTTATGAATATCCGACTTACCCTGATCTCACCGAAGACTCAATGTACCATAAAATGGATAATCTCCTTCATTTTCTCCACCTCTGGTACAACAATATGACCTTCCTCTCCGTCGATGGTTTTGCCTACAGACGCCTCTACTGCGGTGTCCCTTCTGGACTGTACAACACACAGTATCTAGATTCATTCGGCAACCTCTTCATACTAATCGATAGTATGATTGAATTTGGATTCACCCACTCCGAAATCCGACAAACTATCCTCTTCGTCCTTGGCGACGATAACTCTGGTTTTACAAACTGGACAATCAACCGTCTCCATCAATTCGTTTCTTTTATTGAACGATATGCACTCGAAAGATACCACATGATCTTATCAAAAACGAAATCTGTAATTACTAGTTTTCGCGATAGAATTGAAACTCTCTCTTATCGCTGTAACAATGGTAACCCCAGACGTCCACTTGGTAAATTAGTCGCACAGCTATGCTTCCCCGAACACGGGATGAAGCTCCACACAATGTCAATGCGCGCCATTGGATTAGCTTACGCTTCCTCCGGCCAAGACAAGACCTTCCACCGATTTTGTCAAGACGTATACTATACATTCCTTCCATATAGAATTGACGACGAACGATCTAAGTTCGAACTCATGAAATGGATGTCATCAGGTACCGCCTCTTTAGACGATATCGAAATTGACAGAATGCTTAACGAATTCCCATCCATCCATAGTATCCACAGAAGACTCTCCTCTTATGCTGGTCCACTACAATATGCTCCAAAATGGAATTACGCTCATTTCATCAATGATCCTGACTTTGTACCTACCTTCCCCAAGACGATGCACGAATATGAAATTGAACACTCAATTTCCGTTCGACAAGC